TTGGAAGTCCATCACAACATCCTTCGCCTCTATCTTCAACGTCTTGCCGATGTAGTACTTTGGTGTCATTAGCCAAAGGTACATCATCCCAATAAATGTAGATGTGGTCATTCATTATTTAGAATCATTACAAATTAGCATAAGGACTTGCGTATGTCAATTTTATTTTGTTTTTTTTACAAGTTAAGTTACTTGATTAGTTAACTTAATCAACTTTCAAGTTAACTCAAGTTAGTAGTTAGTCAACTCTTAACTTAACCAAACAACTTAAAGAAAGAGAAACTAAACAAAGAGAAAGAAAGGAAGTTGCGTTCTAACGCATCCAAATACCTCAAGGTATAGAACTATACCCTTTCGCATATAAAGTCGCTTAAAACGGCTCTATTATATCTCTACGGGTATAATTACTCCAATAGTTTATCTATCCACTTCTTTACGAAGTACGCAGCGACCAAAACAAGGGCAAGCATCGTTAGCCCTCCTTCGAGAGTCCAACCCCTTTGCTTTTTTTCTTTGGTGAGAATCTTGGTCTGTGTCACTCGGATGGTATCGGGCAAGCAGGTAGCCTTAACGAATACCTTTCGGTCTATGTATTGGAGCTGAAGCCGAACCTTGTCTTGGTAGATGGTCGTGTCCTTGTAAAGCTCCAATGTGTCGGTTAGGTACTTTGTCTGCGTGACAATCACCGTGTCCCTTACAACTACACTCTGAAGGACGGGTTTCACAGTAGCGCAACTGCTAACTACCGCAAGAGTCGCAGCCATCGGGAGAATCCACATTACAAGTCGGTTGGGGTTTAGTTTCAAGGGAGTTGAGCCATTCATCAAAAGAGGAGGTATTTGGTTTTGCCATTGTGCTTGACTGCTTTTAGGATTTGTTTGCGGTTCTTGCTACTTGAGTAACTAACGTGAACCCACGATGGCGCATTGTCAGTACCAAATTCCCAAATGAGTTGGTCGAACTCTACATTCTCCCGAATCCAATTAAAAAGCACCTCGTTACCTCCATCAAACTTTAGGTCAGCAGCTTGTCCTTGCAAATGCTGCGAGGTCTTTGCTCCCCCTACTTTGGCGTTGACCGCAGAGCTGCGGTACGCACTCGTTACCTTCAGCGCTCCTAACGCATCTCTCGCAGGTTGTAAGACGTTTTCCGCAAGGCTACGGAGGTTTCCCTCCAAGTGCTTGGGTAAAGCGTTAGGAAGCCCTGTTTTTGTAGCGGTCAGTTCTTGGAGGCTGAAGTTCTTGGTCATCGCCCTTGACTTGCGTAAGGCTTCTTGTAGTTCTTACTCGCCTTGTTGGCAGATGCACTCTTGGAATGCTTGCCTCCTTACTCGCCTTGTTGGCAGATGCACTCTTGGAATGCTTGCCTCGCTTCTTGCTCTTACTGATTCTTTGGCTTACCGCCTGTTGCTTCGCCATCTTTTGGGTCTTTAAGAAATAGTAATGCGAACGCACCCATCATAAAAGCACTAACCTCCGTGAGCGATGCTTTCTCGTAGAAGACAAGCACGAAGCATAGTGCGATGATTAGCAGCCCTAAAAGCGTGGTCTTTGGGTTGCCGAAGATGCGCTCAATTAGCACCTTTGTCCTTGAGGTAATCCCTGCGCCACTTCCATAGCGTGTAGCCCAATGAGGCAACTAATACCAAAAGGCCAAAGGCTTGGTGAACGTAGCTCACAAGAAGCCCTGTGCCTGTCAGAGACCAAGACGTTACAACGCTATCAGCCGACTCCTTTGTCATCTTTGTTAAGGGTGTTCTCGTATGCAGATACCAAGACACGAACCTCATCTAATTGCATTAGTAGATTCGCCTCTTGCTGCTTTAATGCATCAAGTCGTTGTTGTAGATGTTCCATCGGGTTTTTGCCCAAAGGTATGTTTACTCCCCTTCTCCTGCAACAGGAGCGTCAGCAGGGCGCACAGGAACATTGATTGGCTCAACGACCACAGGTGGCGTTGGAATCATTGCCCAAGCATCGTTGGCAAGGGTGCGGTAGTAGCCATCAACTCCCAATACCTCGTCGGCACTTGGGTCGTTTACTGCGAGTACCACGCGCCAATACGATGAAGCGATTACTGCTCCGTCTTTGGTAACGTCTGTGGTTTTGCGAACTTCAATAGTTCCGTCAAGTTTGACGTTGAATTCGCTGATGTAGATTACTTCTTCAATCATTTTGTTTGTTGTTTATTTATTATACTTGGTAGGTTGCTGAAATCATTATTCCGCTATTGTTAGCAAATTCAGCATTAGTAAGGTTTGAAACCACACCTGCTTCGGTAATTTCCTCTAATTCAATATAGGTTACATTTTGATTTACCCTTCCTTGAAACTGATTTGCAAAAGCAATTTTATCAAACCACAAACTTGCCGCACCAAAATTCCCCGCAGTATTGCCAACAGTAAAAGGCAATCCCGTCAAATAAGCAATTCCCGTAGAACTCCCTTTGTTTGTTAAAAGAAAATACCCATTTACAGTAACTTGCCTTCCTATCTTGACATAAGTTCCTGTGTTGGCTGAAGTAGTCACACCAACAGACGCACCACCAAAAGTAACACCCATAGTCCAAGTGCCTTCTTCGTAGTCATCAAGGGCGTTGGCTGCTGCGGTGTCACCACCAAACTGAATGCCGTTAGTTCCACTCAACAAACGCAAGTAACCCGTATCGGTCAACTGCATCTTTTCAGTAAGTCCTGCGCCCGTTTTTGTTTGGAAGTATAAACTGCCATCACCCGTACCCGTAAGCAATCCACCTACACGACCCCAAAAGAATGAACCATCAGCATTTGAGAAGTTAATGTATGGCTTGTCGCTATTGTCTGTTGCTCTTACGTTAGAGGTGCTTACAACATCCAATCGTGCAACAGGCGCACTTGTGCCGATGCCTACGTTGCCTGCGGAGGTGATGCGTACTTTTTCGGTTGCTGATGCGTAGGCTGAATTCCCCGTGAGAAAAGCAAGGGCACTTCCGTATAGTTGTACGGGGTATGCTCCACCATCCGAAACGGCAAGGCCACCAAAGTCTCCCGTGCCTACATTTCCAACTTTAATAACTGCTCCACTTGTTGTACCCGCAATACGAGCATCTAAAGTAGCAGTAGGCGTAGGCGTGCCGATGCCTACGTTGCCTGATGAGGTGATGGTCATTGTTTGAGCAAGCGAACCCGCAGCAGGTCGTGTGTAGAACTCTAATTGAGTTCCTACGTTGTCGGTTACTGCGGTTGCCTTAATAAGCGCAACTGTTGAAACAGCCGAGTTATAAAAGGACAAACTGCCACGATTACCGCTTGTTACTGCGGTTGAATTTGACAATGCCAAAGTGACATCACTCGCCTTATTCACTTGCAATTCAGCAAAAAGTGAAGACGTTCCAACCCCTACCGCAGTAGTTGACAAAGCAAGAGCCGAATCATTGCCCAATCCATCAGATAGGTATTTAGCCGTACCGCTTAACGGCCCGTTGTCGGTAACCTTAATAAGGCTATCGTATGTGTCTTGGGGAGTAGTCCCTGTTAGTGTTGTTCCCATATTAATTCCAAGTTGTTGACCAAGTATTCCAAATTTCTTCTATCAACTGCCAAGCACCTTGCTCGTTGTTGCCGTAAAGGTTAGTCGTAGGATGACCATACGACAAAGGCTGAATAACACCCCAAGAGATGCTATTCGTTGCAGCAGCTTGACCCCAATAGATGTCATTGTTTGCTGCTCCTTGTCCCCAATCGCCTTGAACTCCCATTGTCTAAATAACTCTTTAACTTCACAATGTTGCTACGCTTCGGAGTGTACGTCTGTTTCTTGCTACTCATAACACCCAAGATGCGAAGTTAGCGTCAGTATCGGGGTAAACGTCAGCGTTGTTGTTGGCGTTGTATTGTGGGAATGAGGCTTGGTTGTAGCTCATATAAGTGATAAACCTATCCGTATAATACTGCGCCAAGTCACGAGCCTTGTTCACCAAATAGTCAACCTCAATCTTTTCAGCGGTAGTGCTATTCTCGGAGTTGTGCTTGAACACTCCACCATTGCCGATGGTGTACGCAGCAAAAGGCAAGTACTCCACCATTGCGTAGTGAATCAACATCGGCTGAAGGTAGTCGTTTACCAAAGCCAAGTAAGGATTCGCCAAAGTGTTTGCGATGATGTCATTGCTGATCTTGTCGTACAACTTCGTGCCTGTAAAGTTTTGCAGGTGTATCTCCTGCGCTATCTTAATAAACTGAATGAACTTGTCCGTGTCCACGTTACCGCCAATCGCGGTGTTGCGAACCAAGTCCTCTCGTTTAATCCATAATGCCGTTGCCATCTTATTTACGTTTGTTTACAAATCCCTCATCATCCATATCAATAGGACGCTTTGCTACGTTTGGGTCATTCACCTGTAAGTCTACACCCTCACGCTTTGCCTTGTTTACGCTCACCTCTGCATTTGGGTTACCGACATCGGGAGTTACTCCTGCGCCTTTTGCTAAATACGTCTTACGCATCCAAAAGTGATGGCATCTTGCACCGCCCTTGTATAGCCATATTGAATAGGTTGCTGCTCCTGCTATCCCGAACCCTGCGTTGACGGCTTGACCATCCATACGCTCAACGTCTTCTTTGCGGTAAACCTTGCCTGCTGCTATCATTTTCTTGCAGAACTCACGGCTATTAGACTTCTGAAGTGCTGCTGACTCGGGTGCATAAGCATAACGAACCTTGTACCTCTTGCCCTCATCAGTCACTCCGTCTTGGCTGCTCTTGGCGTTGGGGAATGCGCTGCCTGTTGATGCGAAAGCGTACTTGCTTAAAGCGGCTTCAGCTTCGTAGTCAACAGGTCGCTCATCTACAAGCTCCCATTCATCTTCGTTGATGACCTCGCCTAACTGCTCCAACTCCGTGAATACCGAATCAAAATGCTCATCAGTCGGCTCTTGGCTTGATAGCTTTACACCCGTCTCCTCCTCACGGGTCTCCATATCCATAGGCGTTACTACGTCTTCGGTGAACTCCAAAGGCTGAAGGGTCTTGAAGTATAGATTGAGGCTGATGTCGTTGTAGGCAAGGATTTGGTCTATGCCGTCAATAATGATTTCCTGCTTGGGGCGGATGACAAGGTTATCCAAAAGTGTAGAAGCGGTCTTCAGCTCATCAGCGTTGTTGCCAAGCCCCGAATTGTCTTTGATACCTAAAAGCATAGGGCTTACGATACGATGCGAAACCATTATCTTCTGCGTTGCCTCTTGGCTCAAGAATTGGTACTGCTCCGCAGCATCCGACAACTGCACAGGGTCAACTGTTGCAGCAAGGTCTTTGTTGTCGTTGAACGCAAGGATAAACTTGCCCGAGTTTGAACTACCGCTAAACTTCGTAGCGATCTGCTGCTCTATGCTTCTGCGTTCTTCTTCGCTTGGTACTCCGTTGTTGAAGTTGATAAGCATAGAGGGTGCAAGGCCGTTCTGAATGTTGTTGATGTGGTAGTTGGCAATCTCCTCCTCAAGTTCTGCATAGGGTAGGCCGCCTTGATAGTCAACGGGTGAGTAGTAGTAGAATCCTGCTCGGTAGGGTTTGATGTACAGAATCTCCAAACCTTCCTTACTCGTGCCGAATGCAGGGATGCGGATGGCGGTCTCTCTCCTGCCCTTTACGTCTTCCCAATCCTTTGCATAGTAGTAAGCCCCTTCTGCAAGCAGGACTTTGTGAACAAGCCCTTCATCGCTGCGTACTCGCTCGGCTTCTTGGCAGAGTCCGTTGCATCCAAGCCCTTGCCGTAGGTCATATCCATCAAAGAGTTGAGGATGGCGTTGTTGGTGGGTGAGCCGTTGTAGCGGTCAATCAGATAGCCGAAGTAGTCGTTGTTATCTCCGTATTCTACATAGTCCTTGCCCTGCACCTCTTTAACGACAGGCGTGGTATAGGAACTGAAGTTCACAACGTGGACTTTAGATGATGATGTACTCATTGTCATAGCTTGTTTCTTCGGTGTAAACATTTTGGTTCACCGTAAATTTCTCGTAGTCTGTTTGCGAAGTTACGAATACCCTGTCCCTGTATATTAGATTTCCCGATGCAAAAACCTTCAAGCCATAGAATCTATTGTTGACAAGGCTGAACGTGCCTGTAAGGGTCATAAAACCATTAGCAGAGGCAGCAGTAACCGCAGGT